GACGTCGATCCCGTCAGTGGCAACGATGTGCCTATGGGCAGTCTCGCTGAAGAAGTGAGAGATGACGTTGACGCTAAGTTGTCACCGGGCGAATTCGTCTTTCCTGCTGACGTTGTTCGCTTCATTGGTCTTGAGCGCCTGATGCAGATGCGTGATCAAGCTAAGAAGGGCTTGATGCGTATGAACGACATTGGTCAGATGGGCAATGCCGAAGAAGCTGGTGAAAAAGCCGATGACACTTACGAAGAAGGTGAAGAAGATGATGACAAGTTTAAAAGTGATATTGATGAGATAATGAAGGAAGTTGATAAGGAAGAAACTGGTCGTCAAACAGAGATGGCTTTTAACACTGGTGGCTTCGTAAATCAGAGCTATTACGATTTGACAAAGGCTCCAAAGAATCCCGCACTAGACATTCGTTACTTCAAAGACAGCGCAGGAAAAGACTTCTATATGCCGTTTATCAATGGCAAGCCTATGAAGCCTATGCCTAATGGTGCTACACCTATCGGCATGCCTACAGGCACTACTACTACTACCGACGATGATGAAAAGGAAGGTGGTGCTACTGGTGGCGCTGGTGGTTTTAGCGTTGTTGGTGGTGGAATCACTGGTGGCCTCACTAATAAAACAGACACAGCTACAACAACATCAAAAACTGTCGGTGAAACATGGGGCACACAAGACGTTTATGGTACCTATACCGGAAAAAATCTCGCTGACTTCGGTAGGGCCGACATGATTTATAATCCGGGTGGTAGCTGGCCTGCTGGTGAAGTTATGGGTGAAGACTTATGGAACTCAAGCATTAGCAATGCCAATGTTAAACTTGGAACCACTGTATTAAGCGCAATTGCATCAACAATGGGTGTTCCCGGCATTTTAACTTTGCCATTTCGTCTTGCTGTTAATAAATTTGGAGCCGATAAAGTTAATGCATATCTTGGTGAGGTAAATAGAGAAACGATGGGTAGAGCAAGCGGTGTTGACACATCAACACCAGAAGGTATAGCCTCTGCTGCTTCACAGATTGATCAAGTAATATATAAAGATGACGTAAGAGCACAGGCTCCTGCAGCAACTTCCGGTGCTATTGGTACAGGCGGCATTGCTGCCAATGCAAGCAATGCCGTTTCAGATGCTCTAAGAAACACTGGTCTTTCTGACGATCAAATTGGCTCTTTCGCACAACGTGCGGCAGATGCAGTTGTTAGAGGTACTGACATTAACACTGCTATTAACGACGCCAAATGCTGCTGTTGATGCAATTTATCAAAATCAATTAGCATTTGGTGGTGCTGATTTGACTAGAGTAGAAATTGCCAATTCTTTGTTCGGTACAACACCCACTGTAGAAGTGTCTGACCCATTTGAATTCACATCAGACGATGCCTTGTTTGGAGATTTCTGGGGTACAATGGATGAAGAGGAAAAATCCTCAGATGAAGAAGACGAAGAAGGTTTAGGTTTTGGATCATACATGGGGATGTCTAGTCCTAAAATTGATCCTAGCTTCTTCAAAGAACGAGCGACTAAAGAAAGGTAATTGATGACTGCTGCTATTGCTGTCCCTGTGCAAACTAAGGTTGCACCATTCTCCATGCGTCGAAACGCATCGGAAGAGCGCATTAAGAAAGGCGAGGAAGAACTTGAAATCCTCAAACAAAATCAATCTGCACCAGCTAAGGAAGAAGCTGCTGAGGAAAATCTGTCTGCGGAAGAAGCGACTTTCAAAAAGCGTTACAGCGATCTTCGTCGGCATTCGCAGAAGGTTGAAAACGATCTTCGCAAAGAAGTCGAAGAGTTGAAGGCTTTGGTACAGACAGCAACAGAAAAGCAAATGAAGCTGCCTGCAAACGAAGACGACATCGACTCTTGGGCAAAGCAATATCCTGATGTCTATCGCATTGTTGAAAGCATTGCGATGAAGAAGGCAAAGGAAACAACGAAGACGCTTGAAGAGCGTATGCGTAAGGTTGATGAGAGTGAACGCAATACTTCGCGTGAAAAAGCACGTGTCGAATTGTTGAAGCTACATCCCGACTTCGACAAGATTGAAGACAGCGAAGACTTCCATGATTGGGCTGAAGAGCAGCCTAAGTGGGTGCAGGATGCGCTGTACGAGAACGATGATGACTTCCGCTCTGCGGCACGTGTCATCGATCTGTACAAGGCTGATCGCAATATCAACAAGCGTACACGCGCTCCTGAAACGAAGGGTGCTGCTGAAGCTGTCAACACTCGCGGACGGGCTACACCAAGCGCTACAGCCGATCAAGAAGGCGTCTTCTACGAAAGCCAAGTGCAGAAGATGTCGATTGCTGAATATGAGCAAAATCAAGAAAACATCGTAAAGGCTATGCGTTCTGGCAAATTTGTTTACGATATTAGCGGAATGCTCGCTAAAGCTTGACAAGCTAAGATTTTTCTGTTCTAACGGGGACGTTGCTAGAAATGGCAACGTCTTTTTGTTTCTGTCAAGTGTTGTATCGACAACCCTAGCAGATAGCCGTCATATATTATTTGAATCTAGAGCAAACAATATTGACCACCTATTTCTCGCAAGGCCCGATAAAAACCTAAGACAGTATTAAATGCTAACATAGGAGAAACCAAAATGGCATTTGCTGCTGCTCCGGGTTGGGGCAATCTTCCTAACGGTAACTGGTCGCCGGTTATCTATTCCAAGCAAGTTCAGCTTGCTTTCCGTAAGTCTTCCGTTGTTGAAGCTATCACGAACAACGACTACTTTGGCGAAATCGCCAATGTGGGCGATTCGGTGAAGATCATCAAGGAACCTGAAATCGCTGTCAAGAACTATGCCCGTGGCACTCAAGTTACGGCTCAAGACCTTGACGATAGCGACTTCACGCTGGTGGTCGATAAGTCGGCTTACTTCGCGTTCAAGGTTGACGATATCGAAGCTTCTCAGTCGCACATTAGCTGGATGTCGCTGGCGTCTGATCGTGCTGCCTATCGTCTGAAGGACAACTACGACCAAGACGTTCTGGGCTACATGACGGGCTTCCAACAGGCTGCTCTGAACGGCAATGCCAACGTTGCCCGCACTACCGCTTCTGGTACGGCTGCTGTGGCTACGGCTGACAGCGATGAGTTGCTGGCTTCGATGAAGCTGAAGAAGGGCTCTTTCGCAAGCATCACGACAGCGTCTGCTGGTGAGCATTCCATCCCTGTGACTCCGCGTCTGCCGGGTACGTCTTCTCTGCCGACTGACCGCGTGTCTCCGCTGATGATCATCTCTCGCATGGCTCGTCTGCTGGATCAACAGAACGTTGACACCAATGGTCGTTTCCTTGTGGTTGACCCGATCTTCGTGGAAATGCTGAAGGACGAAGACAGCCGTCTGCTGAATAGCGACTTCGGTGGCTCTGGTCTGCAGAACGGGCTGGTGCTGTCTAGCCTGCACGGCTTCAAGGTGTATGTGTCGAATAACCTCCCGGCTATCGGCACAGGCCCCGGCACTGCTGGCACGGCTAACCAGAACGACAACTACGGTATCATCGTGGCTGGTCATGAGTCTGCCGTTGCTACGGCTGAGACGATTACCAAGACTGAAACCTATCGCGATCCTGACAGCTTTGCTGACATCGTGCGTGGTATGCATGTCTACGGGCGAAAAATCCTTCGGGCAGAAGGCATCGTGCGCGCAAAGTACAACGTCGCTTGATGTAGTAAGATAGCAGAATGAAGACACCACTGATACTACGCGAAGACCATCCTTATAAAGATGGTAGAGAGTGTAATGTCTGTGGTGTTTTTAAGCTAGCATCTGAGTTTCAATTAGAACGAGACGAAAAAGCAAGGGGTGGTGTTTCCTTACGGGCACAATGCAAACCTTGTCGAGAACATATCAAGTGGAAAGCATTTATTGTTCGTACCTACGGGATTACTGCTGAACAATATTATGAGATGCTTGATGAACAAGAAGGAAAGTGTGCGATTTGCAAATCCGATTCTCCAAATTCTGAAAGAATTGAAAGCGGAAAATTGTTTATCGATCACTGCCATGATACTCAAAAAGTTCGTGGACTTCTCTGTGCCAAATGTAATTTCGGTATCGGCTACTTAAACGACGATGTTAACCTTCTGCAATCGGCAATAGAATATATTAACTCTTCAAAGGAAAAATAATGGCTGCTGTTCAATCTCTTCGTAATCGCGCCTATGTTGTGGAAAAGGATGTGTCGCTTGCCGCCACTTCCGGTACCGCTGTAGGCATCCCTGTCGGCGCTGGCACTCTGGTGCTTGCTGTCGGTTTCCAAAACTACACTACGGTGCCTGATATCACCACGTATACGATGGACATCACCGATGGCACCACCGTGTTTGCTAACGACATTAGCTTCGACAACACCGCTGCTAACACCATCAAGATCGGTACTACGGCTGGTGTAGTTGCTGCTAACGACACCATCGACGTTGTGACCACCATCTCTGGTTCTCCCGGTGTGATCGCTGGTCGAGTGTTCGCTATTGTTGTTGATGTCAATAAGGATTGGGCTGCTCCCGGTTCTGTTGATCGCGACACTCTGGCTTAAGCTGTGTTGACAACAGAGACGGTGGCTATGCTGCTGTCTCTGTTTTTTTTGTTTTAGGAATATCATGGCAATTACATCAGCGGTTTGCAATAGCTTTAAGCAAGAATTGCTTGGTGGCATTCACGACTTAGATACTGATGTAATCAAGCTTGCGCTCTATACCAGCGCTGCAACATTGGGTGCCAGCACTACAGCATACACCACCAGTAATGAAGTGGTTGGTGCAGGATACACTGCTGGTGGTAACACGTTGAGTGGTGCTGTTATTTCTTTAGATGGCAGTGTTGCCATTGTTGACTTTAGTGATACAACGTGGGGTAGTGCCACCATCACTGCCAGAGGTGCGCTAATTTATAACAGCAGCAAGAGCAATAGAGCCATTGCTGCTATTGATTTCGGTGGAGACAAAACTTCCACCAGTGGTGATTTTACGGTGGTGTTTCCTGCTGCTACCGGAACGAATGCGATTGTTCGCATTAACTGAAGAGGTGTTTTAATATGGCTGTCACTTACACAACTGCGGTGAAGAATGCTCGTTTGGATGCTGTCACTGCTCAGATTGATGCTGGCTCTGGTGCTGGTAAGCTTGAGATTGGTACTACTGGCATGGCATCTGTGCTGGCGACGATTACGCTGGCTGATCCGTCTGCTGCTGCTGCGGCGAGTGGTGTGTTGACGTTCAGCGGATTCCCGCGCTCTGACACATCTGCTGATAATACCGGCACTGCTGCTGCTGCGCGTATTCGTGACAGCAACAACGTCGATATTGTCACTGGACTCACTGTTGGCACCAGCGGCAGCGACATCAACCTTGACAGCACTTCCATCACTGCTGGTCAAACTGTCACCATCACTTCTGCCA